ATGCAAACCGTTATTTTTGGGCGCCCGGGATGTCCTTACTGCGTGCGAGCGAAAGATCTGGCAGAGCAGTTGAGCAACGAACGTGATGATTTTCAGTATCAGTATGTTGATATTCGTGCTGAAGGGATCACTAAAGAAGATTTGCAGCAGAAAGCCGGGAAGCCTGTAGAAACCGTGCCGCAGATTTTTGTCGATCAGCAACACATTGGCGGCTATACCGATTTTGCCGCATGGGTGAAAGAGAATCTTGACGCCTAATCGCCGGATAAGCCCTCTCTGTTTGAGGGCTTTATTGATTTTTTCTGTGATGTGGCTTGAACAGATTGCTGATAAATAAGAAGCACAACGCTCCCAGCGCACACCAGAAGACTGCACTTAATAACCACGCCAGCTCCTGCCAAAATGAGCGGGTGGGAGAAAAAAACAGTCGCATAATTAACATCGAGCACGGTGCTGCCAGCATTGCGCCAAACAGCGGTTTAAGAACTTCTCTACGCTGTGAAAAAAAGCTGGCAACCGCTCCAGGAAGAATGAAAAACAGCAGACCGATTTCAGGGTGCCCGGCAGCCCGAAAAGCGCCTTTCATATGCGTCGCCAGAAAGAGGCACACCACAATGAAAAGGACAAAACAGCAGATTGCCCCCGCCCAACGTTGTTTATGTTTCACTCGTTCCTCCTGACACTGCGTCTATCGAACACATTTTTCGCCAGTGTGGCGTTCAGTAAGATAAAGCCGCTTCGCATTCCATGCTAATATAGGCCAACGCAATTCTTATAGCCGCTGGTACCTAATGTGATTACACTAGTAAAATATATTGTTGCTTTACTATCGTTTAGGTGCGCTGAATGAATCTGCGCCCTGAGTTCTGGTAAAAACATTATCGTAAATTACCATTTCTTTCAACAGCTTACTCGTAAACAAGAAGTTAGTCTCCGTGAATATAAACGTCGCCGAATTGTTAAATGGGAATTACATTCTGTTATTATTTGTGGTCCTCGCGCTTGGGCTGTGTCTCGGGAAATTACGACTTGGCTCAATCCAACTGGGTAATTCCATTGGCGTTTTGGTCGTATCGCTGTTATTAGGCCAACAACATTTCAGCATTAACACCGACGCACTGAATCTTGGTTTTATGCTGTTTATTTTCTGCGTCGGGGTCGAAGCCGGACCCAACTTTTTTTCCATTTTTTTTCGCGATGGGAAAAATTATCTAATGTTAGCCCTGGTAATGGTCGGCAGTGCGCTGCTGATCGCCTTAGGGCTGGGTAAGCTGTTTGGCTGGGACATCGGCCTGACAGCCGGGATGTTAGCTGGCTCCATGACTTCAACACCAGTTCTGGTTGGTGCCGGCGATACGTTACGCCATTCTGGTATGGAAAGCAGGCAGCTCTCTCTGGCACTGGACAATCTTAGCCTCGGGTATGCGTTAACCTATTTAATTGGTCTGGTCAGTCTGATTGTCGGCGCGCGTTATTTGCCGAAGTTGCAGCATCAGGACTTGCAGACCAGTGCTCAACAGATCGCCCGTGAACGAGGTCTGGACACCGACGCCAGCCGTAAAGTCTATTTACCTGTCATCCGCGCCTACCGCGTCGGCCCGGAGCTGGTTGCATGGACCGACGGCAAAAATCTGCGAGAACTGGGCATCTATCGGCAAACGGGTTGCTATATCGAGCGTATCCGCCGTAATGGGATTCTGGCGAACCCGGATGGCGATGCCGTGCTGCAAATGGGGGATGAAATTGCGTTGGTCGGTTACCCTGACGCTCATGCCCGACTCGATCCCAGCTTCCGTAACGGTAAAGAAGTTTTTGATCGTGACCTTCTCGATATGCGTATCGTCACTGAAGAGGTAGTAGTTAAAAACCATAACGCCGTTGGTAAACGTCTGGCGCAATTGAAATTGACCGATCACGGTTGCTTCCTTAACCGCGTCATCCGCAGCCAGATAGAGATGCCAATCGATGACAACGTGGTGCTTAATAAAGGTGACGTGTTGCAAGTCAGTGGTGATGCCCGTCGCGTTAAAACCATCGCCGATCGCATTGGCTTTATCTCAATTCACAGCCAGGTTACCGATTTGCTGGCATTCTGCGCATTCTTTGTCATTGGTCTGATGATTGGGATGATCACTTTCCAGTTCAGTACATTTAGCTTTGGCATGGGTAATGCTGCCGGATTGTTATTTGCCGGTATTATGCTGGGCTTTATGCGCGCCAACCATCCTACCTTCGGCTATATTCCGCAGGGTGCCTTAAGCATGGTGAAAGAGTTCGGTTTGATGGTGTTTATGGCAGGCGTTGGTTTAAGCGCCGGTAGCGGCATCAATAACGGCCTTGGTGCAATTGGCGGTCAAATGCTAATTGCCGGATTGATTGTCAGTCTGGTGCCAGTGGTTATCTGCTTCCTGTTCGGTGCTTACGTACTGCGTATGAACCGCGCGCTGTTATTCGGCGCAATGATGGGAGCACGTACTTGCGCTCCGGCAATGGAAATTATCAGCGATACTGCGCGCAGTAATATCCCGGCGCTGGGCTATGCAGGTACCTATGCAATAGCTAACGTGCTACTGACGCTGGCGGGGACAATCATTGTAATGGTGTGGCCAGGACTCGGATAAACCTGAAGTTGCCCTGAGAATGAAATTTTTTTGCACAAGCGCAGAACTTTTCTTCGGGGCATCAGTCTTAATTAGTGCCACTGCTTTTCTTTGATGTCCCCATTTTGTGGAGCCCATCAACCCCGCCATTTAGGTTCAAGGTTGATGGGTTTTTTGTTGCCTGAAATTTAAGCTGTTTAAAATCATGATGTTAGAAGCACTGTTTTTTAACGATGGCGACAAAATGGCGGCAGCGTCAAAGAGAGAGCGCCACCTGTCCTGATTTCATTGGATGCGGCTGAACCGGATTTGACTCTTTTGGCGTTGCAATCGAACGAACAAAAGTTTCATGGGTAACAAAAGTATGGCTGCAGTTAATGTTCTGGCACTGGTTGTAACGCTCTTTGGTCAATGAAGATACCTGAAAACTGCTGCGAGTATGGGCGGCACTTCCACACAGTGGGCAAATCATCATTTTTCGAGTTCTCCCCATTTTTGCTAAATTCATAATAATGATACCGCATTATTCCATTTTGCAAACTTAAAAGTTCTCCATTGCGAAGAATCATTCCATTTCGAAATCATCAATCTTCACTTCAAGTTCCAAACTGGTCGTAAAACCGTTATCCGGGCTGACGGTATGTGTCAGGGTGGTAATGGTCCATTCCGCATCATCTATCGGCTGTTTAAAGCCACTGACCTTCACAGGCATTTCCGTGTAGAGATCTGCCCGACCTTCTGCCAGTTGTAGCGAGAATGACGCAACGCCGCGTTGCAGGCGTTCCCACTGCATTTTCGCTGCCCGTTCAGCGTTGCTCCGGTTGGCATAAGTGCGATTAAGTACCAGCACGTTTTCATCCGTACCCACCAGGTAATCGCCCTGCTTCGCTTCCGGCTCTTTCTTCTGCTTCTTAGTCCTGCGCTTACGCTTCACCGTGGTGCTTTCTTTCTTCGCGGGTTCGCGGGTATGCAACCAGCTGGCAATTACGCCCGTGTAAGCTCCGCGATCTGCCAGGGTAAAGCGGTGACTGTCGCCGTCCTTACGTGTGATAGTGATCACCGGCAGTGCTTTACCGCTAGCACTTTTACCCTGTCCCTGCCGAATGAATAACAGATTGCCATTTTTCACCGACGCAATAGCACCGTACTGTCGCGCCAGCCGCATCAGAAAACTGCCGTCACTCTCATTAGTCTGGTCTATATGCTCCACGGGCTTATCCGACAGCTCTTTACCCAGTGCCATCTTCAGCTTGTGCCGCGCGGCTATTTCCTTCACCACTTCCCCGATGGTGGTGTTATGCCACGATTTTTCACGGCGGGTATTCAGCGTTTCCCGAAAATCAGCACTTCGCGCCCGGATAGTCAGGCGGTCCGGTGCACCAGTGTGTTCAATTTCATCCACCGTGAATGCCCCTTTCGGGAAAAGCGGCTGCCCCTTCCACCCCAGCGCCAGCATAATGACCGCACCACGGCGCGGCAGCACGATTTTTCCGTCAGCGTCGTCCAGCTCCAGATCAAGCTGGTCCGCTTCAAAGCCCCGGTTATCCGTCAGCGTAAGCCCCATCAGGCGGTTGTCCAGCACAGTGGTGATATCCCTGCCTTCAATACTGATGCTGAATGCCGGAGTTTTGTTGCCTTTGTTAAGCAGTTCAGAGCTGAAATTCACGACAGCAGCCCTCCCACCGTTTTACTGATATCGCTTAATGCAGATGTTGCCGTGTCCTGCAGATTATTCAGCTGCGCACTGAGATCACCGAACATATCAGACAGGGATTCATCCACCCGTTTGAGCGACAGGGTGAACTCAATCCGGCGCGGCATACCGTCGCGGAAAAACTCCGTTTTAGTCTGATTCAGTCCCTCAATCACATACATGCCGTAAATCGTGCCGCTGCCTTCAATCAGGGGCCATGCTTTCCCCTGTTCTGCCATCTGCTCCAGTGCCAGCAACGACAGCCTGCCGCCCGTTATCTCCGGCATAAGAACGCCAGAAAGCGTCAGCATGTCGTTATCCGGTCCCAGAAACTGCGTTGACGGGCGTCGGTTAACCCGGCTGTTAGCCGCATGTCGCCAGCTGCGCTGATACTGCAGCTCCTGATACGGCACGGTGCGCAGCATAAACACGTACAATCCCAGCACCATCATCATGCGTCGTATCCCCCCTGATCGCTGTAGTTACTCCTGGCTTTTGCCTTCAGCCTGCGTTCACGTTCATCAAGCTGGCGGGCCACCTCCCGCGCAATATCCTGCGCACTTTGTCCTGGCTGCGTCTGGATGATGATCTGCGTCGGTGCCTCAATCCGGTGAACGGGCGGCACAGTGGCTGCGCGACTCACCATCGCTTCGCCGCCTTTCGCGGGAAGCGCCAAAGGATGCAACGGTGGAAGCTCTGCTGGCGCGGCAGCAACGCCCATCATTCCGGCGACAACCGCAGCCAGTGCTGCTGTATTTCTCCGGCTGGTCACGTTTGCCGGACCGTTGACAATTTCAGGCCCGTTTTCACCGACAATGCCGAACTGCCCGCGCGGGATATACCCGCCGCTGTCATACATCCCCGCAAAGCCATATCCCCATGACGGAAAACCACCCGATGGCATTATCACTTTACCGTCTGCATTCACCGTCGCAGGTTGCTGACGCGTCACGCTTTCCGGCAGTTTCGCTTTTGCAGCCTCTTTACTGACAATGCCGAGTTTCTCCAGCAACCAGGAAACGCCGGATTTCAGGGAGTCCAGCGGATGCATGACCATATTCAGCCCTTCCGCCAGTGCCTCCCCGAATCTCCGCCCCATTGCCGCTGCACTCTGCAGTTCGGCAGAGGTCGACTTAACGGGCGTCAGCAGATCAGTAAACCAGCCCCACAGCGCCTGTACTTTGTCGCCAATCCACTGGAACACGGGCTTAAGCGGTTCGAATGCTGCACTGACGGGACCTGCCGCCGCTTTGAATCCTTCCACCACGCCACCAAGAAATGCGGTGATGGGTTGCCAGTATTTCCAGACAACCAGCGCCACGCCCGCCAGTGCAGTAACCACAAGGCCTATCGGACTGAGCAGAGCACCTAACAGACCAGATACGGCATACAGGGCAACGCGCAGCATCGCCAGCGGGCCGGATGCGAGCACACGCAGCACCGCGCCTGCGGCAGCCAGTCCACCGCGTAGTGCTGCCAGTGGATTCATAAACATCACAGCAACAGCACGTAAGCCGGATAATCCAGACCGCAAAAGTGCAACCGGCGCACCTGCTACAGTTTTCAGGACATTTCCCGTCAGTGATGCCGTGCGGCGCAAAGACGACAACGGCGCAGTAAGTAAACCTGCGGCGTTGCCCGATGAAGCAAGCCCGCGTCGCAGCAGTGCCAGTGGTGCGCCAGCCAGCCAGGACAACGCGCTGCTGGTTCGAGTTACTGCTGCCGTAACGGAAGGTAACGTTTTGATACCCAGCACAGAGAATCCCAGACGGATCACTGCCAGCGGCCCCAACACTGCAGCCAGCGCCACCGCTAAGGTGCCGAGGCCTACGGTAACCGCAGCCACAACCGCTGCTACTTTCATCAGTGTGCCTGTCAGTTCCGGGTTAGCTTCCACCCAGCGGCGCAACGCCCCCGTGATGCTTTTCACCGTGTACAGAATATCCATCAGTGGCTGGCGCAGCTTTTCGCCCAGGCTGCTGAAGGTGTTCTGCGCCCCGGTTTTGACCAGCAACCACTGAGCAGAAAGTGAGTCCTTGTTGATGTCGGATTCTTTCTGCATGGAGCCGAGCGCATCATTGCCCGCTGTCAGTTTTAACTGACGCTGCAGTTCCGGCAGGTTATTTGCCAGTTTCGCCGCGTCATCGCCAAACTCTTTACCAAACAACATGGTCATGGCAGACAGGCGCTTGTCCTGCGGCAGCGCGTTTACCTTCTCCAGCACGCGCTGGATGGTTCCCATCGCATCCTTCGTCATCTGCTTTTCAATCACTTCAGGATTGAGTTTCAGCAGATTCATCCCTTCAAAGAAACTCTTGCTTTGCATGGTGGCAATGGACAATTCACGCACCATCGCGTTTGCTGCACTGGCTGCAACCTCTGGCGCAGCGCCCAGTGTCAGGAAGGTGGAACCCAGCGCCGCCGCTTTACGATAATCCAGACGGTCAGCCACACCGCCCAGACGTTGCATCACATCAATGATGTCTGCCCCTTTCGACATGGCGTTATCATCCAGATAGTTCAGCGCATCACCGAGCTGTTCAATATTGCGGGTGGGGATTTTGTAGAGCTGGGCGATTTTCCCCAGACTTTCTGACAGTTCATCCGCTGGCAGCTCAAAGGCTGTTGCCGCCTTTGCCGCCGTGCTGGCGAAGGCCAGCAGGTCACGTTTCTGGTCTTCCCAGCTGTCGTCAGGGTTTGCGACGTTCATGCGCGCCCCACCTTCAACCAGTGCGGCGAAGTCCACAGCACCGTTTTCCATCGGCAACTGTTCGCTGGCAGCCTTGATGGCATCCTGCATTTCATAAAAACGCGCAGTGCGATTGCCATTATCGTCACGCAGACCATTGACCTGCTTTGCCACACCTTTCATGGCATCTTCCATGCTGGTATAGCTTTTTACTGCCGCCATCACTGGTGCGCCCATTGCCAGCCCTGCAGCCGTGGTGGTGGCTCCGGCACCTGCAATACGATCACGCACCTCCAGCGAACGGGCATAACTGGCACGCGCTGCATTCATCCTGCGCTGAGCTTCCCCCAGTCGCTTCAGCCGCGCCTCCTGTTTCGAAAGTTCCTGGTTATAACGTGATGTTTCACGGGCTAAACGGGCAGTTGCTCCCGCATCGTCTTTCGCAGAAATTCCCGCCCGGTACAGTTCAGCACGCACAAGCGCCGTCTGCTGCTGCAGCTTTTTCTGGCGTTCTTCCAGGCGCTGAACAGCCAGCCGTTGACGGCCCAGAGCAACAACCTGACGTTGCGAAGGCGGCCCCATCGCTCCCAGTTCCTGACTGAGCAAATTTGCACGCTGGCGGGCATAGTTCAGCCTGTCGCCTAATTTCTGATTTTCTGCCTGCAGCTTTCGGAAGCTGTCCAGACTGCTCCCGGCCTGATCAAGCTGCTTTATTGCATCGCGGGATTTTTTGACAGCAGCAGCCAGTTCTCTTGAACTGGCCTGCGCGGATCGAAATGGGCGGGTGAGCTTGTCAACCGCATTAAGAATGACCTGAAGGCGCAGGTTATTATCACTCATCGTTGGCCCCGCTTCTCTGAATCGCTTTATACCGCCATTCCAGCACTTCGGTCAGCGGCATAACGTCAGTAACGGATGGCGGCCAGTGAAAAATGGTGGCGATATCTGCCACCAGATCGTCAACCGTCAGGCTGTCGGTAAACCGGCAAGCACCGACTTCTTCAACAAAAAAGTGACAACCTCAACCGACATGGCAGTGAGATCTGCCGGGTCCATCTCTGCAATTTCCTGTGCGGTCAGTGCCGGACTGGAGATGCGGGGGATCACGGTCATCATCGCGTTTACATCCATATCCATAATGGCCTGCAGGCGTGTACCGCGCAGCGCACCGGACTGCGGTTTACGCAGCACAATTTCGGTGATTTCTGTTTTACCGCGCTTGATGGGGGTATCCAGTTGAATAGTCTTTTCAGTCTGCTTATCGCTCATTTTGCTGTCCTGTAAATTGGGTTCTGGCGCGGTATCCCGCGCCGTTCAGATATATCAGAGGCCGAGGGCGTTGCGGTGCGCTTCCATCAGGTCCACACCGTCCACAATTTCCACCATGTTGATAAGGTCCACTTCATAGAGCACCTCACCATTGATGGTCAGCTTCGCGTAGCTGTTGGTACTGGTCACTTTGGTGGTGTTGCTTTCGCCCGTCTTCCACTCGCCGGAATCCACTTCTTTGTGACGTCCACGCACCACAAGCTCCACAGCCTGCACTTCCCCGGTATCGTCACGCTGGATAGAGCCGGTAAAGCGCAGCTGGATGCCATCCACAGTGGCTTTGCCCATCTGCTTAAACAGCAGCAGTTCAGTACCACCAATGGAAAATTCTGTGTCCAGAGCACTGTCATCAAGCCCCAGATCCACATCCACTGCACCCGGCATTCCGCCGCCGCGATACTTCTCATATTTGCGGGTGAATTTCGGCAGCGTCAGCGACTCTACGATCCCCTGCCAGTTGTTCCCGTCATTAAACAGGTTCAGGTGTTTTAATTTGCGTGGTAAAGCCATGTTGTCCCCTTACGCGCTGACCTGGCTGGCAAAATTCACCAGGTACTGATCGGTGATGCGCTGGCGCAGCATCAGATTTTCAAGTGGCGGCACTGGCGTGTAGTCGTAGTCGATGGTGAGTTTTCCGGCTTTAAGCGTGTCTTTGTCGTTCACCGACTCGTCCAGCCAGCAATCACCACCAATGAGATAGCCCTGACTGACCAGGTTGCGCATTTTGGCGCGGATACCTTCGATAATGTCGCGGGCCAGCGACGGGTTAAGCGGTTTATCCACCGCCCACATGTGTGCTTCTGCCATCGTGTCCATCAGCACCTGCGCCGTGCGGGTGTAGTTTTCGAAGGCAAAGAGCGGGTCATCACTCAGGCAGCGGGAACCCCAGAAGCGGAAACCGTCTTTACGCACAAGCGTGGTGACGTCGTTCTGGTTCAGCAGACCTGCATCGGTTGCCGGGTCCTGCAGATCCCAGAACACATCTGCAGAAATTCCGGTGACACCGTTCACGCCCACGTTGGACAGGCTTTTGTGCCACCCGGTCTGCTCATCAATTTTGGCACGCAGACCAAGCGCACGGGCGGTGGCATATGCCGTTGCTTCGGCATTCAGCACCGTGTCCCAGCCAGTAAAGTCGGGCCAGATCAGCATTCCTTCGCGCTGGCTGAAGTTTTCACGGTAAGTGATCGCCTCCTGTACCGTCTTGCAGCCATACGCTGACAGGTAGGCAAACCCACGCAGGCTTTGCGCCACACTCAGCAACTCAGTCGCAACGGCTTTGTTATCGTGACCTGGCACGCCGAGAATGCGCGGTTTAACGCCGAGCTGTGTCTGGGCAGATAACAGGGCTTTCATGCCTGTTTTTTTACCTTCAGCAGTCACTGCGCCGATGATATTGGTCGTGGTTTCTTCTTCCGTTTCACCCTGCGGCACACGCACAACAACGGTCACGGGTTTTGCCTGGTCAGAGATGGCATCCAGCGAACGGGCCAGCGTGCCGGACTCACCCGCTTTACCGCTGGCAGTCAGCACATCAGTGATCAGCACGGGTTTATTAAGAGGAAACATTTTTGCATCGGCATCATCGCCCGTGCAGACCATGCCCACGATGGCGGTGCTCACCGTGGTAATGGATCGGGTACCTTCGTTGACTTCAACAACGCGCACCCCGTGGTGGTAATCCTGAGCCATAGTGGCGAACCTCCTGATTGGATTAGGCTTCGCCCTATGTTGAAGTGATTGTGCCTGACAAACAGCTAAGCGCAGTTGTACCGTTATTCACACAAAATGACGGTATTTGTCTGCTTGCAGGGATAATCAAAATAATGCTGATTCAGGGGGATTCATTACTCTTATTTGCCGGAAATTTTCTATAAATTGTGGAAACACCCACATCAAAAATCAGTGCAATACGCTGTCTTGATTCTCCGGCCTCGAGTAAGCGTCCAATCTGTGCCCACTGTTCGGTGGTCAACTTAGGACGGCGTCCACCTACTCTGCCTTTATCACGAGCTGCAGCCAGCCCCGCCCTGGTACGTTCAACTATCAGTTCGCGTTCCATTTCAGCCAGGGCACCCATGACATGAAAAAAGAAACGGCCCATTGGGGTACTGGTATCAATACTGTCAGTCAGGCTTCTGAAATTCACACCACGCTGGCGCAACTCTTCTATCAGCGTAACAAGATGCCGCATACTGCGCCCCAACCTGTCCAGCTTCCAGACAACCAGCGTGTCTCCTGCCGATAGTGTCCTGAGTAGTTTTTTCAGCCCCGGTCTGTCGGACTTAGTGCCACTGATTTTGTCCTCAAAAATCCGCTCACATCCCGCGCAGTTCAGTGCATTACGTTGCAAATCGGTGTTCTGGTCATTTGTTGACACGCGTACATAGCCAATAAGCAT